ATAATGCCTGTGAGAGATACGCCCAGCAGACGTTCCTCCTCTGTGTTATCTTTCCAAACCTTGCGAAGATACTTGAAGTCAGTGAGCGTAGACTGGATGGTTCCCAAAATGGTTGCCAACCGGACCTTACGCTTGAGAGTCTGCAGGGTATCGTGTTCCCGAACCACCACCTCTGACAAGTTACAGAACTGGTACGGACGCAGGATAATCTCACTGCACGGATTGGTTCCCCACATGTAACCCTGTTCGCGGCGTCCATTGCGGCCCACTTGGATATCTGCAGCTTGACGATTGAAGATACCCCGCTCACCGGACTTGCTGTCATACAGAGACAGCCATTCGCGCATAAAGGTTCCCATCTCTGGTTTGCCCTTGTAGGCCACAGAGTTGTTTGCCAGCGCACGTTGGCCCTCGTGTTCCCACCACTGACCCGACTTGGCATGCGCCATCTGGTCGTCATTCAGGTTGCTGAGTGAGATAAGAGCAGAGCGACGAACCCCCCCTACAACCACAATCTCGCCCACTTTACACATCAGGTCGTGACACTCAATCGGAAACAGCTTGCGTCCATGTGCCTTCTTGAATGTCTCAATGGTGAAGCTAAACAGGTCGAGCAAGGGTTGCGGACCCGAAGCACGGCCACCCATAGTCTTGAGACGTTCACCCGCAGCACGTACAGCAGACGTGTCAATCTCTGGAATTTGTCCCGCGTAGAGTAGCGCAACCAGTTCGCGGTATGCTTTCGCCCACCCCGGCTTGCTGTCTCCAACCTTGATGACAGTATCAGAGTCGTGGAAGTTGTCTGAAATGACTGGCAGCTTGTCCACGTTTTCACGCTCAACAGAGAAGCCCACACCTGTACCACACATAAGAATGTACATGCACTCATCGAACGAACGAGGGCTATCCACAGGGATGTAGCTACAGTTGTATCCGCTGATGTTGTCCCGTGCCAACGCTGGCCCAGAGGTCATCATAGCCCGCATAGACGGCATCACCTCTAGGTTGAGGATAGCTTCACGCAAGTCCTCGACGATGCTCTCGTCTAACTTGTAGTCACACTTGCCTTGGACCTGATTGACCATAAAGCTAATATAGCGGTCAACCGTCTCATCAAAGTTCTCACGGCGTCCCTCATCTTCTAGCCAACGGGCGTAGCGAGACTTGTGGATGAATTCTTGGTAGGGTGTGGGTAGTAGATTATTCATTGTTTGTTCCTTCTTTTTCTTTGACTAATTTGTTGAGGTAGAACTGGGCTTTCTTGAGGTCTTCGGTTCCGTTTTTATAGCGGTATCGCCAGAGGTACTTGAGGATGTTTCCTTGCAGGTAGTGTTCAAAACCATCCCCTGTCGCCGCCGCGATTGCATCAAGGCACTCGATACCTGCTTGATTGTAGTGTGGCGGGTGATTGACGTTATCATTGGCTTGCCCTGCTTTCTTCATATATTCTTCATGTCTCATCGGTCATCTCCGTCACCGCCTAGCGTACCCATAGCCTTGCGGGCTTTTAGCTTGTACACATTCATCTCTGCAATTTGCTGTAACGAATACCCTAAGTCATCTGCAAGAACGGCGCAATACCAAAGTACGTCACCCAGTTCTTTTGCAATCTGATGATAATACTCTGCATCATTACGTCCGTCACGAATGGTCTTCTTCACCTTGTCAGCAACCTCACCGGCTTCCCCAGCTAGACCCAGCGCGGGGTACACAATCTTAGCGTTCTCAGGATATATGGCCGTCTCTTTTGCTTGCCGCTGATAGCTATTCAAATTCCAATTGTTTTTAATCATTGTACCTTACCAAAGTCTATCTTGACTATGTTGGTTCCTTCTTCGTGCTGTACACTAGGGCCATCCTTTTCTTTGACCATATCTTCCTTAACTTGGTCGAACGTGAGTCGAGCCATACCGGCAGACAGCACACGTTCAAAGTCAGACTCTAACAACTCCATGATGCCGTTGATTACAACAGTACCAGCCTCATAAAATTCCTCGTCCTCTTCTGCCGTGGTGTCGTACGCAGCAATCGCAAAGCTTTCTTCATCTACCTTACGCAAGATTACGTACCACCTGTCAGGCATCAGGCTTGCACGTTCCAAATCACCCTCATCAATCGGTTTCATTTTTTAACCACTCCTCTGGTATACCACCCTCTGCCCACTGGAACCCGTATCGGTTCGCCCAATCAGCATACGTGGTCTTGCTGCCTTTGTAAATCTTGTTTGTGGCCCGTACGAATACAAACCGGATATCTAGTTCGGGATGCTGCTGTTTGATAAGCTGCATCTTTACGCGGTCCCCTTTGTCGAGGTGTCCTTTGGCTTCGATGTATATTCCCGTAGCGGGTAGATAGAAGTCGGGAGTGTAGGTTCGCGGCTTGGGTATGAAAGTTAGCTTGGTAGTTTCGTACTCAAACGGTACTTCACGGTCCGCTAGAAACTTTGCAAGGTTTATTTCGAACTGTGACCTATATCTTGTTCCTCTCATAATCCGATTAGCGGAAACCCCTCCTTTGCCAGATTCAGCCTCTTTAAGAGATACTGTTCTACTTTTGGTGAATGCTTTTCTAGGTAATTTAGTTCTTCGCTTAATAAGAGCGTCGGAAGACATACGGTCACACCCATACGTAGGTTATGGTTAATGATTTGAAACTCGTCCTCAATCAAGCGTATATCACGGGCCTCTGTATCTGAGACAAGATATCCTGTCGAGGAAAAGTTGTTGCGAAGAGTGAGGGGTATAGATGATTCCCTACCTCTCATCTCCACTGTTGCTGGACCACCCGCCCGTTTTTCATGCGACTCGACAAGTACACACTTCATAGACGGGTTGAGGTCTAACAACTTTCTTGGATAAGTTTCTGTGTATACTAAAGGCATCACTCATCCGGCTTCTTGTACTTAGTGTACCATACCATCGGTGGGAACTTAGCACGAGACGTTGCCTTGGGTGCAAGAACAGCATTCTTCCAACAGTGTTCCTTAAAAGAGCAGAAAGTACAGGTCTTGGGCAAAAGCTTGTTACCTGTGTCAATTTTTTGACCCGCCCGTGTGTATGTTTCCGGAACAGCCTCAAACGGAACCTTGAACTTTTCGTTGTTTACGATTGCGGATACTCTCCGGTTCGCTTCCTTGAGGTACTCCTTGCGGTCAGCATCCTGACCCTCTGGAGCCTCTACAAAGTCCCACTCACCAGACGACTTGTTGATTGCAATCCAACCACCAAACGGCTTCTTGTCAGCTTCTGCGTATAGGTGCCCCTGCATGACGTAACCAAACGGGTCATCCTCTTTGATGACATCGTAGCCACCTCTGCCAGAAAATTTGTTTTCGTACGACCATGGGCTAGTAGACTTAACGTCCCACACCTTCTCTTCACCGTCAATATCCAAGACAACATCCAAGGTGCCTTTAATATCTTGGTCCGCTATCTTGAGGTCACAGGCTTTCTGTTCGGAGACCACGTTGATACCTGCACCCTTCATTACTAGGATAGCAACAGCTTCAACCAAATCCCCCATGAGAAACCGCATAACATCGTTGTAAGCAACATCCTGAGTCATCCCCTCTTTTTCTAGCTGTTGTTGACACAGCGGGCGACCAATACCGGACATGCGGAGCCTGTAACCCCCACGCCTAGACAACTGCTTGCGAATAGCGTCTTTACAATCCTCACCAAACTTTTCGATGAGTGGTTCTAGGCGGGAAGAGTCAATCTCCCCCCGCCCTGCTTTTTGCAAGAAGTCTTGTATTTCTACAAGAGCAATCATAACTAGCCCGCGAAACGGTTAGCTAGGTCTGAGTCATCTGCAGACAGCATGTTCTTTTGTGCAGTCTTGTAGTCTGCGAACACAGTGTCATTATGGCCCTTGACGGTATCGTTGAACTTCTTGAGCAACTCTTTGTCTTCCTCAGTGATGCTCACTTCCTTGACCAAAGAAAGCTTGGGCGTCCAGTACAGGACACTGCCCTTCTTGTGCTTTTCTGTAGTCAACTCAATCACGGCCCGCTGCATCAAGATTTTCTTGTTGCGGGTCAGTTCTTGGTCGATGAAGTTCTTGACGGGAATAAAACCTGAACGCTTGAAGTAAGCAACGAATGCCATGTTTTCAATGGGAGCAGGAGTTCCGTCTGCGTAAGTTGCATCGGGTGCATCCATGATACCATAGATTACCTGATTACAGTTAACAGACTTACTCAGCAACACACGAGGGTCATCTGGATTGAGGCTATCTTCCTCGTCCCGTGACAGGCGTCCGCACTTGTTGCCGCCCAACGAATCTGGGAAGTCGCCACCAAGCTTGGCTTTCTGCACTGACTTACACGCGAACTTACGCTCCTCTTGGTCCCAGTGTGACCATTCATAGGTACGCATCAGGGGCCGGATATGAACGGAGTCTGCATACACAGGAGCCGTGCCATTCCACACACGCCAAGCACCCCGCTTGAGTGTTACGCCATCATCAGTCTCAGTATCATAGTTGATTGTCAAGCGGGGCAAGCCCATTTTAGGGCCGTCACCCTCGTCCGCTTGACCACTCATTTTCATCAGGTCGCTGTCAGAGCCGCTGTCTAATGCAGCAATGAAAGAGTCCATATTCATTTCGTCATTTATGGTTTGAAGTTCTGTTCCCATGATATCCTCTGTTTCTTTGGGTTACAACGTAAGGAAGATTATACAGTCAAGACCTCTTCCAAGTCAAGCCAGTTTTTTCCCATTTTTAATTCTATTCCTACGGGCATGTCGTACTCCACACCGTAACGTACCAGTGACTCTTGCGGAATTGCCAACATACTCTGTGACATAGCGTCAATACACTGTTGTTCCTCACCCGGATACACATCCATAACAATCGAATCGTGTACAGTGTTACAAATTACAGACTGCAAACCTCGCTTGCGAACCTCGCGGTCTAGCAACACAAGAGCCATAGGCAAGAGGTCGGCAGTGGCAAAACCCTGCACAGGGTAATTACAGATGGCTGTCCTGTGGGTTGCTGTCCCCCACTCCGTCCACTTGGCATCGGGGAAAGCATACTGTCTGCCAGACGGCAGGGTGATATGCTTCTTGCCCACAGCGTCTTTCTGCAGGTCTTCCTGCCACTCCGCTACCTGTGCGTACTTATCTTTGAACGCACGATAGTAACGCTGCTGGTCATCCGTACCGCTAACACCACCGTATAAGGGTTTGAAAGTATGTGCTTTTGCTTCTTGTCGTGTACAGCCAATAATTCCTGCCGTGTAACTATGCACATCCGTACCAGCCTCGACATCACTACGAACCGTTTTATCACCTGACAAAAAGCCCGCAACCCGAAACTCCAACTGTGAGTAATCCCCCTCAAGAATTTGCCCACCCTCAAACCGACTCTCTACAGCCCTGCGGATAGCAAATGTCGAACCCCGTGGCATGTTCTGAAAGTTAGGGTTGCGACTAGACAAACGACCCGTGGCTGTAACACACTGCATGAATTCTGTGTGTATAAACCCGTCCTCATCCATGTTGTTCTCCATGCCCTCCACAAAGGAACGCAGGTAGGTTCGCAGCGCACTGTACCGCACGTAAGATTCAGCAAACTCACGAGCGTCTCCACGCAACGATGTTACAATCTCTTCTAGGGTGCCCTTGTCTGTCTTGAACCCTGCTGCCGCAGTGTCGTACGGGTCACGCGGAGTTATCTTAAATCCGGCAACTTCACCTGTGCTTCTGTAAAAGACGCCAGAGCCGCCACAGGGCTTGCAAATGCGGATTGCCTTACCAAGTGTGCCGTCCTTCTTTAGAGGCGAATAGCGGCCCTTCCCAGCGCAGTTATCACACTGTTCGCCGCGTGTCTTGTAGAGTATCTGGGTCTCCGTCAAGACATTGCGGATGAAGTCGGCACGTTTCATGCGGGTTCGCCGCTTGGGCTTTTTGGTTGCGCCACGCATCTCGTGACCCAAGTTGAAGATAGCAGCCCAGCGTTTCTTATCCCTGACTGCACAGGAGTAGAATAGTTTGGACCGGTCATCGGGGCTGTCGAGGTTGATAGGGGTATCCCCCATTGCGTTCGCGGCCAGTTCGTTTAGCCGCCGTTCGAGGGTAAACAGTTCGTCTTCGTATTCGCGGCGAATGTCAGACAGTGTTTGTTTATTAATCTGGATTCCGTTCTGTTCGATACGGGCCAGCACATCTGTCATCTCAAGCGACAGACGCAAGGTGGGCAAGAGTGTTCGGTTGTTCATTGAATAGTTCCTCAAACGTGGTGCCAAAGGCATTGAGTTGTGCAAGGGCTACTTGCTCTGTGGATAGGACATCGGCAACGCCGTACTCCTTGATTATTTCCCAAGGGATTTCGTAGAAGGTCTTCCCCTCTTTAAAATACGGCGCAACAAGGTCTTTCTCTTTGGGTACATTACTATACTTTTCTGCAAGAGAAGCAAGTCCAAGAGGCCAACGCTGCGAACGGGCCAGAATGTATTCAGCAACCATCGTATCATAGATATGTCCCTCGTAGGTGAATCCGCACTCACGAATCCACGATAAATCAAACTTGATGTTTTGCCCCACAACTACATCAGCGTAGTTGAGAGCAGTCTGAAAATCCTCCGCTGCGTTCGGCGTAGGCGGCTCTGTCTGGTGATAGTAGCAGTCGTAGAACACTTGGTCCTCGTCTAGCCACTTGTAACCATTGGACACCAGCGAATTGCCAAAGTAGGGTAGCGGTGTGGTGGTGCCGTTGCGCTTTTCACGGTGGGTTGTTTCGATGTCAAAGGTAAGGACGTTCATTCCATCTCCTCCCATCTTTTCTCTGCAAAGTATTTAGCTAGGACAGCA